TGCAGAGATTGAAACTCAATACCACAAAGATCAAGCTGGAAAGTTTGTGACATTGTGGCCTGAACTAGCACACTTAACACAATGAAGCCCTTACACGAATGGAGCCATGTTGCAGGACAGACAATTCATTGGATGAGTCCTGACACCAAAGAAAATTATCAACGACACCTAAATGATTCAGCCAAACAACACATTCTGCAATTGTTTGGCTGGGTAGATCAACACATTGATTACACATTCAACAGCGATGGATTTCGCACAGACGAATTTGATGATCGACCTAATTTTGTAACCATCGGATGTAGTTTTACTCAAGGTGTTGCTGTGAACCGTTCAGAAACCTGGGCGCAACTGGTAAGTGATCGATTGGGGTTATCAGTATGGAACCTTGGAGTAGCAGGAGCCAGTGCAGACACTTGCTATAGAATCATCAAACATTATGCACCAATACTCAAGCCAAAATTTGTAGTATTGTTAGAACCCAGACACAACAGGGTAGAACTGCATCACAGTGATCATCAAAAGCCATATTCAATTAATTGGGCATATGATGCTGAATCCTGGGGCAATAGCGGTTATTTAAAAACCTGGTTGAGCAACGATTACAACATGCAGTTGTATGCAGAAAAAAATCGAGCGGCTATTGCACATGTGTGTAACAAACTTGATATTCCTGTGGTAATGTATGCACCCAATGATTACCTAGACCTTGTAGCAGACAAAACACAACTGGACTTGGGTCGCGACTTGTTGCATCCTGGACGCTTAAATAATCGTGCATTTGCGAAAGTGGTGTACGACCACGTGAAAGACTTATGAGTATCAAACCCACCTTAGACACGGTGCTGGTCAAATCACCGCACCGTAAAGAAACATACACACAAGACCAGCTGACTGAGTTTGCTCGTTGTGCTGACCCTGTGAGCGGGCCCATGTATTTCATGGATAACTTTTTCTATATTCAGCATCCCACACGAGGCAAGATGTTGTATCAGTCATTTGAATATCAAAAGCGACTGATTGAAAATTATCACAACAGCAGATTCTCAATTTCTTTGATGCCTCGACAAACTGGTAAGTCAACATCGGCAGCAGGTTATTTGCTATGGTATGCTATGTTTGTTCCTGACGCTACTATCCTAGTGGCTGCACACAAGTATCTGGGCGCACAGGAAATCATGCAACGTATAAGATATGCTTATGAGTTGTGCCCCAATCACATTAGAGCAGGTGCTACCAGCTACAACAAAGGCTCGCTAGAGTTTGACAACGGATCACGTATTGTTTCGCAAACCACTACAGAAAACACTGGTCGTGGTATGTCTATCACGCTCCTGTATCTGGACGAATTTGCGTTTGTGCGACCCACAATTGCCAAAGAATTTTGGACTTCTATTACGCCCACACTGAGTACTGGTGGTAAAGCTATTATTACATCAACTCCCAACTCCAACGAAGATCAGTTTGCGTTGATCTGGAAAGGTGCCAACAAAACTGAAGACGAGTACGGAAACCCTAGACCCAACGGCCTAGGCATCAACGGGTTCCGTGCGTTTCGTGCATTCTGGCGCGAGCATCCCGATCGTGATGATTCATGGGCTGACGAGCAACGAGCACAGCTAGGGGAAGAACGATTCCGACGAGAAATGGACTGCGAATTTGTTATCAACGACGAAACCTTGATTAGTCCACTAAAATTGTTGGATCTTGAAGGCGTAGAGCCCTCCAGCAAGACTGGACAAGTGCGTTGGTACAGACCCATACAAGCAGACAAGATCTATATTGTGGCGCTGGATCCTAGTCTAGGCACAGGTGGTGACCCTGCTGCTATACAAGTATTTGAAGCAGACACCACAGAGCAAGTGGCTGAATGGCGCCACAACAAAACAGATGTGCCCACACAAATCAAGATCATGGTTGATATCATAAAAGAACTACATGCTGTGGTCAAAGACGAAAAAAAGATCTACTATTCTGTAGAGAACAACACCCTAGGCGAAGCAGCCTTGATCAGTATCAACGAATACGGCGAGGAAAATATCCCCGGTTACTTCCTTAGCGACAACAGTGTGCAAGGACAAAACGGACGAAGAATCCGCAAGGGATTTACTACTACAAACAAAAGCAAGATTGTGGCCTGTAACAAGTTCAAGATTCTAGTGGAATCAGGGCGCATGAAACTGTACAGCAAGCCCTTGATTAGTGAACTCAAGAACTTTGTGGCCCTGGGCAACAGCTATGCAGCCAAACCTGGAGAAACAGATGATCTGGTGATGAGCACGCTGTTGGCTACCCGTATGTTGATGCTGTTACAGACTTATCACCAAGAACTAGATTCGCACTTGAAAGATCACGGGGACAATATCATAGAACCCATGCCTTTCATTAGCATGATGCGCTAAATATACGACTATGGCCCAAGAACTCAACATTGAACAAAAATTACACGACCTGCTGATCAGCCGGGATTTTCATCCTGAATTAACAGGCAAAGACGGACGTCCCAGCAACGCAGATGAAGCCAAAACATTCACATTTGATTACATTTCCAACTCGGGTAAAAACTACGGTACTATGGTAATTGTTCTGGCCAATGACAACGAAATGAAAGTCATGTACGGCGACAACCTGGGCAAGACCATGGAAGGCAACGACAAGCAAGAGTTCTTTGACTTTGTGCAAGCACTGCATCAGTTTGCTGTTCGCAATTTTTGGACCTATTCTTCAGAAGATCTCAGCAAGCTCAAGTATGTGCAGGCCGGAATGGCAGCTATCAAGGAAGGTTTGTTTGAAGGCTACTATGGTAATCGCCGTGTGAGCTACACTGGTGAACCCACAGAAGCTAGAATGATGATTCGTCACAATCGTGTCCTGGGTGAAAATGACGCTCGCTTTCGCTATGTAGAAAGCATCTATATTGAAACTGCTGATCAAGAACGCTTTCGACTGCCATTCACTAACATGACTGGTGCCAAAGCTATGCTGGAACATGTGCGTCAAGGTGGCAAGCCCTACGATGTACGCGGCAATCATATTTGTGAAATGGTTGCCGAACTCAAAGTTCTGAACAGATTCAACCGAGCCAGTGCTGGCCGTGTGATGGAAGGTACTACGCAGACCATAGTGGAGCAGGCCCAGGCCTACTACAAGAGCCTGCGTGAAAGTCTCAAGCGCATCACACATAGTCGCGGTTACAACACCTATTTTGAAGCCTGGCACCCAGCAGAAATTGGCGAACACGAAAGCCTAGTAGAAGACATCAAAACCATGTTTGTGCAACAAACATTGGACACCAGAATCGAAGCAGCATTGCCATTGCTGGCTCGTATACAACAACAAGGAAATGCTATGAAAGAAGCTGAAATTTTTGAAAGCTGGATCAACAATCTAGCCGAAGGCACATGGAGCCTGCCTGAAACCCCAGAACAACTCAATCAACTCAAAGAGCTAATGAGTCAAGAACTCATTGTTGGCCCGGATGCTACTAATGCAACAGAACAACTGTACTCTCTAGTTGGTGACGACATCTTGTTTGATCGTCTAGGTGATTTAGCCGAACGTGATCCGCGAGCAAATGCATGGAACGACACAGGCGTTATGGAACGTCTGCGTGAACTAGGGATTGAAACTCCTGAACAGGCCCCTGCAGGCGCAGAACAACCTCCAGTAGCAGAGCCAGCTGTTGCAGCACCGGCTGCTGTTGCAGCACCAGCACCAGCAGCACCGCCTGTGGCAGAAGCACTAAATGTAATGCGTAAAGCAGCTGGCCTGGCTGAAGTTATTCTTGACGAGTCTGATACTAGTGTCATGGAAGGATCATGCAATGCCACTATGGAGGGCGAGTATTGTCCTGAACACGGTCTTGCCGAATGTGGCGGTATGTATGAAATGGGCACAGTGGCTGGATCAGTAGCTCCTGTTATGGGCGAAGATATTAAAGAAAGAGATCAACACTACTACCTACGTAACGACATCTGGAGAGTCATGGACGGTGATGAACTGGTCCACGAATATAAACCTGAACGTTATGAAGTTGTTGGTGCTAAAAAGTTATTGGCTCAGTTTGACGATGAAGGCTACGATGTTACACACGTTATAAGCCCAATGGGAACTGTTACATACTTGTATGGCAAACCAGAAGATAACGTTGATGAAGGCAATGTAAGTGTAGCAGAAAGCAAAGACAGTGATGCATTGCTGGCTAGAATAAAAAATCTGGCCCTGATAAAGTGATTTAAATATGGGCATGCTAAACTTTAGTAATGCCCAACAAATCCTTCCCACAGTCTGGCGCTTGCCAGACTTTTTCTTGGACTTTGATTCTGTGCAACGCAGTTATCGAGACCCTGAACAAAAATGGACCACACAGTATCCCAACAGATTGTTAACACCCTGGGGTTCTAATACTACATTAGAGTCTGCGTTATCACAAGCACCTGCCCTGATCAAGCAACTAACAAATCATTCTGTACAACAGCAAGTGATCTACTCTAGTATTGATTTGTCAGGCAGTCTGATCATGATGCATAGATTACATCCAGACATCAAATGTTTTATACAGGTGTTTATGGGCACCGAACCTGCTCCAGAAATGTCTAGCGTGTTCTGCAACAACTTGACTGTGAACGCAGAGCATTCTGAAGATTACGCAGACATATCTGAATTCAAGTCTGAAGACTTGGTCAAAATAAAATACCGCCCCAACGAAGCCTGGTTAATGATCAATCAACCTAGAACGTTCTTTGGAACGGCATATGAAGTTGCACCTAACTCAGTGCGTGAAACTGTGAACTTACACTTTGGCGCGGAACTGCCAGCAAGCACTTAATCGTGTGCCAGTGATGGTATCTACATGATGCTCTTTGAGATCCGTGTTTAGATTAATATAGCCTGTGTTAGGCACAAAATCAAATCGTGTGCGTGGATTGCTATGTGTAAACTCGGTGCCATGCACATCTCCATGTGTCCACAAGTATACCTGATAAGTCACTACCAGCAATCCTGCATCTGAATGATACGGACAATGCCAGTTACTCAAATCCAGCCACATTTTGCATTCTGCAGGCATGAGCTTGATGCCAGTGATTTTTTCCAATCCAGTCATTATGTCGGGAGCCATGTCCTGCAGTCGTTTCAGTGTGGGTGACTCGGGTGTGAGTTGCAGTCGATACTCCAGGCAGTCAGCGTGGCGATGCCATGCATCCACATGATTTAAATGTGTAGTTGATAGCTCTTGAAACGTTTGTTCGCCAAAGCAGTTTTTCACCTCCCAAAGATGGTGAGCAACGAGCGTGACTTCAGAGTCTGTGTCATAGATATGGTAATTGGTCATACTGGTATTTACTTGATGATCATGACTGTGTAAAGAAAGGTTTGTGTATAAATTCACAAATGTCATTTAGTTGTTGCTGTGGCAGAGTCATAATGAGCTGTTGGTTATGATCCAGCACTTCGCGGTATTTGGCATACATGGTTCTTGGATCAGTACGGTAAAGTCGTTGTATTTGTTGCCAGGCCATATCGTACCTTTTGGCGTTGTTGGGTTCAGAGTCATAACTTTCGTCAATGTCGTCACCGTGAAATGTGCGAAACCCAAATTCATGCAATCGATTCAGTAGGCCTGCGCCTGCAAACATAACAAAAATACGTCGGGCAAATAAACATTTGGCCGTTTTTTCAGTGAGAAAATTACCAAACGAACCCCAGTCAGAAGTTTCGCATATGATACTGTACCAACTGCTTTGATAAATGCCCCAAGGAACAATCACACTCATAGGAGTATTATCTCCTGGGAGTTCAAATCCCTTTCTATAGACTAAATTTACACTGTACTGATCTCGTGGAGTTAGATCTTTGGTTTGATCTTTGAATTGTTGGACCACAGGTTCTTCAAGGTCGTACAACGCCGGTGAAGTATAGGATTGTATCATGCCGTGAGCAGCCAAGCCGTTGGGATCAACTGCTGCAATGTGTATAGGATCGTCCCATGGTCTCGGCTGCAAGTTTATCAAGCAGTTATTGATAAAATCTGATTCCAACAGCCGGTACAGTAGATACAGTCTGGCAGTTTTAACAGTGCCCATCAGCACATCAAACATGTATTTGCGAAACGGTACTGTTGTTTCGTTGATATCTTGAACTTGGTTAGCACACGCCACATACGAAAAGAAACTCATCTGATCAGTAAAAAATCTATCAGCTGGTGGAGAAGAATACGATTGGTGTCCGGCAAACACACACTTGATCTGATCGTTGTGCACAGCATTGTTGACGTCACCATAGATGCGTGGCCACCAGTTTTGCATAGGTTCTGTGCTGTGAGTTATCACAATATCTGCCCAGTTAAGATTGATGTTAGCAATCAAGTTTGGTTGATCTTCAATGGGTCCCGAGTCAGCCACTTGACCTCCACTGAGTGGCCTAGCAAAGTGTTCAAAGAACAACAACGCTACTTTTTTTCTCTTGTCAGTGTGCCCAAACTCACCAGGTCCTGGCGGCCGTACACCTCGGTAGATTTCAGCTCGTGGAAACCATTCCTTTCCTGACATCAGTGCTTTGTTGTATTCCCACCATGAATGCGGATCCCACACAAACCATTCTGTTTCGTCGCGCATGTCAGGGTTGCTGGTCCAGACCTTGCGATGATCGTCCCACACATAAAAAGCATTGTTTTCCATTGCTGTACTTATTTGGCAAAATTCCCATCGTTTAGTATTGCAATGCTAAATAAAGTCGTATACAATACAACTTGTATGCACAGGCAACATACAATCTAAGAATATTAGATAGGCAAAACATAGGCAACTTTACAGGAGATATTACTATGGCATCATTAGCAGAAATTCGCGCAAGACTACAGGCAGCAGAGAACAACAAAGGTGGGCAATCCACCGGAGGCGGAGACAAATCAATTTACCCCCACTGGAATATGGAAGAAGGACAAAGTGCTTCCTTGCGTTTCCTACCAGATGGCAACAGCAAAAACACTTTCTTTTGGGCAGAACGAGCAATGATTCGTTTGCCATTCAACGGAGTCAAAGGCGAGATAGACTCCAAGCAAGTTATGGTACAAGTACCCTGCGTTGAAATGTGGGGCGAAGCTTGTCCAATCTTGGCTGAAGTACGCACCTGGTTCAAGGACAAGAGTCTTGAAGACATGGGTCGCAAGTACTGGAAAAAGCGCAGTTACATCATGCAGGGCTTTGTGCGTGAAAACCCTATTGGTGACGACAAGACACCAGAAAATCCAATTCGCAAGTTCATCATCGGACCACAGTTGTTTACTCTAATCAAGGGTGCGCTGATGGATCCTGAGCTGGAAGAATTGCCAACAGACACCATGCGTGGTTTGGACTTCCGTATTGCTAAGACTAGCAAAGGTGGATATGCTGACTACAACACTTCAAAGTGGGCTCGTAAAGAATCTGCGTTGACTGAAGCAGAACAAGCAGCAGTGGAAACACATGGTTTGTTTGACTTGAGCACATTCTTGCCCAAGAAGCCAACTGACGTTGAGCTCCGTGTGATCAAAGAGATGTTTGAAGCATCAGTAGATGGTCAACCTTACGACACAGAGCGTTGGGGTCAGTACTTCCGCCCAGCAGGCGTTGGAGCTCCTCAAGGTGGTACCACAGACGAGGCCGCGGCACCAGCAGCACCTGCTCCTGTGGCACGTACAGCAACTCCTGCTCCTGTAGCAGAAGCAGCACCATGGGAAGAAGACGCAGCCGAAGCAGCCGCTGCACCAATCGCAGCACCCAAGCCAACACAAAATGCGCAAGACATTTTGGCTATGATTCGTAGCCGTCAACAAAAGTAAAAATACAAGCCCGAGTGATTCGGGCTTGTTATTATCATGAAATTTTCACTTGTATTTGATAATTCAGGAGATGTCCTACCATTTGATGTAGTGTACAACCATGAACTGTTTGCATTTTTTGTTGAGAAGGCCAATGCTGCAGAACAAAATTCTTTTTTTAATGATCAAGTTTTGTTCAAGCAGCTGGATCAAAAGTTAACTCATTTGCATTGGGCATTGTCGAAAACCAACGAAGTGCTGTATGATTTGATTAAAAAATCTTTTAACCAGCAAGAAAATTTGGTCAAATATCTTGACCAGAATTTTTTAAACATGACTCATTGCGAGTGGGTACATTCGCAAAAGTCTACAGTTGACATTGACGCACTGAGACATAGTGCAAACACTAATCAAGCAAAACTTGGGAATACATTACACGATAAGTATCCAGATGAAATTCGTGTAATAAAAGTTGCAGAGGCTCTAGAAAAGTTAGGATACATATATCCTTACGAAGAAGTTAATATGGGTGTACACAGGCTTGAATCTAGTTTTAACAAATCAAATTTAGAATTTAAAGCGGATCAAAAATGGAATGTGTTTAACAATCCTTTTGTGAATACAATGACATCAAACAACGATGTTGTAAATTTTTCTTTTGGTTATACCTATGTTGGTCGGCAATACTACGACAAGTTTGTTAATTTTGATACAAATTTACAATACAACGATCATTACAATTACGAACAACTTGAATTTGCATTTCAACTGAATCTAGCAACACCACAAACGATTCCGTACAGTAAAGAATTTCTTGCCTGGGCGGATCAACACAACGTTAGGCCAATAGCTGCTCAATTACCAATTGCAAATTTGGAAAATATTGATAACAAGTTGTTTGACTATCGAATGATACTTTACAGAAATTCTCGAAACAACAACCGAGCAAGAATATTTTTACATTAAGGACAAATATGGGAAAACCCTTTGACATTTCAAAATTCCGCAAGGAAATTACTAAGAGCATTGATGGTCTTAGTATTGGATTTAACGATCCTACTGACTGGATTAGCACAGGCAACTATGCCCTAAACTATCTTATCTCAGGCGACTTCAATCGTGGCATTCCCTTGGGCAAGGTTACAGTGTTTGCTGGTGATTCAGGTGCAGGCAAAAGCTACATCTGTTCAGGCAACATTGTAAAGCATGCCCAAGAGCAAGGCATCTTTGTGGTGCTAGTCGACAGTGAAAACGCACTGGACGAAGATTGGCTTAAAGCACTGGGAGTAGACACTAGTGAGCAAAAGCTACTTAAACTCAGCATGGCCATGATTGATGACGTTGCTAAAACAATCTCAACATTCATGAGTGACTACAAGAGCCTACCTGATGGTGAGCGTCCCAAGGTCCTGTTTGTGATTGACAGCCTGGGCATGTTGTTGACTCCCACAGACGTTAACCAGTTCGAAGCAGGCGAAATGAAGGGTGACTTGGGTCGCAAGCCCAAAGCTCTTACAGCACTTGTTCGTAACTGTGTGAACATGTTTGGTTCATACAATGTAGGCTTGGTGTGTACCAACCACACATACGCAAGCCAGGATATGTTTGACCCCGATGATAAAATCTCAGGCGGTCAGGGTTTCATTTACGCTAGCTCAATTGTTGTTGCCATGAAAAAGATGAAGCTGAAAGAAGATGAAGACGGCAACAAGGTTTCAGAAGTCAACGGTATTCGTGCAGGCTGTAAGGTCATGAAAACACGTTATGCTAAACCGTTTGAAGGCGTACAAGTCAAGATCCCCTACACCACTGGCATGAGCCCTTACTCAGGTCTCACAGACTTGATCGAGAAAAAAGGCATGTTGAAGAAGGAAGGCAACAGCTTGGTGTTTACCACAAGCCAAGGCGAAATCATCAAGAAGTTCCGCAAAGGCTGGGAACGCAACGATGACGGTTGCTTAGATACTGTAATGGGAGACTTTGGTAACATCAAAGAAACA